AAGGGCGACTATATCTTTATGCTTGACGGGGACATAACACCGGTGCCCAATAGTATCAACTGTTTACTGGCCTGGCTTGAGGAGAACATAGAATCATACGCCATAGGCTTCTATCCTAACAGGTTTACAGACCAAAGAAATGTGAACGGGCAAAAACATTCCGTAGAATACTGCCATAACCTATTTGAGCCTAAACGACACACCCAGGCAATAGCGTTCTATGGGTTGTTTAAGCGCTCTATGTTTACAGACTTTAATATCCTATTCCCGGAGAACGGACCATTCGCAGGCATAGGCTACGGATGGGAGGATTCAGATCTCTACATGCAAATGCGCGAGAACGGCATCCACCAAATGGTGGCCGGGCTGAATACCTACACAGGAAAATACTACCATGAGATAAACTCATCTATCCGCTTGATGGGACAGGACCAATACGCCAGGACCTCCCGGGAAAGACACCTGGCATTCAAGGCAAAGTGGGGCGAAAAGATAGGGAAATATTATGCTTGATAAGAGCCTACATCAGCACTTGGACCTAATGGACGAAATCGAAGCAGACATCGATAAAGAGGTCGCCAAGATTTATGACGCCCTGGACATAGACGAAATCATAGACGACCCAGAGGGCGAAATGCTCGCAGCATCCCAGGCCGTAAAGGACGTAATAGAGGCCAAGTTTGTCAAGCGCGCAGTAGACGCCGGCCTGGACCTGGCACAGATCGTCAATGACCATATAGCAAAGGACAAGGACATCAAGATACAGCGCAGCAAGGATCCGAAGCTAAACCAGGAACTCGAAAATGATAAAAGCAACGATTAAATCAGACATCAATTTGCCAAAGTTTAATTTTCAAAAACAGCTTCTACTCGTAGCACAGCGGATCGTGATCCCTATGTTAGCACACAACATAGACAGCAACCGGGACCTGGAGGGCAAGAAGTTTCCGGAACTTGAGCCATATACCATAAGGAAAAAGGGGCACTCCAAGCCACTGATAGAAACAGGAGAACTCAGGCGATCATTTGAATACAAGCGCAAGGGCAACGCCTCGGTAATAATATACATAAACGACACACGCAATGCCATAGCAGAGCGCCTACAGATAAAGGGCGTAGAGAGCAAAAGAGGCCGTAAGTTTTTTAACTTTTTCGGCATAACAGAGGGTATGCACGCTGACATAATGGATTTTATGCGTGCAAAGATAAAGAGGGCCATAGACCATGCCTGATGAGCGACTTTTTAACGAAGCATTAGACCGGGAAGCCGATATCTTAGAGATACACCTTGAGGGCAAGGCCATGCGCACATCGGTCACGCTTGAGGAGCATGTTCAATCAAGACTGGCATCCGGGACTGCCAAAGGCATTATAAGGAAAGAACTCCTGCAAGACCTGGAATCAAAAGGCAGGATCTTCGGAGAATTCCTAAGCGGAATGAAAGCAACGGCAAAGGGTAACGCCAACCGCATGCGCGATATGGCAGAAGTGTCGGAATTAGGCATAGAGGACATAAAATACAGATGGGTAGCGGTCCTTATCAACACATGCCCGGACTGCTTAGCAAGGCATAACCAAGTAGCCACCTGGGACGAATGGGAGGCCCGGGGCCTACCAAGAACAGGGGCAACCATGTGCCGGGAGCACTGCAAATGTATGCTACTGCCGGCTGACACCACAGAGATCGAACCAATTAAGCGAGGCAAATAATGGCATACGATACAGTAAAGACAGGTATAGCGAATCTACTAAAAGGCCTGGGCTACCAGGAATCAGAGGAAGCGTCCAACTTCGCAGACGCCTCAAGCAACGAGTACGGCAATACTTTTATACTCAACTGCCTAAGCGGTGCGATGGATGAGGAGGACTCAGAAACGATCGTGGACCGGTTCTACGACGTCCAGGAATGGCAGGCACAGATAGCATTTGACAAATCAGCCAATAACGACATCATAAACCGGGACGATATGCACAGGAAAAAAGATACTATTCTCAAGACGCTTGACAAGCCTGCTAATTGGTCAAGTTTCGTGAGGATTTTAAAATATAACACCTGGAACATACGGGCAACAGAAAATTATTATTTATTGACTATTAACCTAAAAATAGTAGACACGTACATCTACTAAGGAGGAAGTAAAATGAGCGCAATGCTAACCAAAAAATCTGTAGTATTAGCAAAGGTAGAGGACACATACGGGACCGAACCCACGCCTGTAGAGGGCGACAACGCAGTAATGGCCTATGAATTTGAGTCACCGGACATAGAGCCTAACATGTTAAAGAGGGCATACGGCAACGACGACCTGTCAAAGTACCAGGAACTAAGAGGCAAGACAGGGTTTGCTTTCAGCCTAAAGACGCACCTGAGAGGCTCCGGATCCGCAGGTACAGCGCCAAGACGCAGCCCGCTATATAAAGCAGCAGGCCTGCAAGAAACTATAGTATCTTCCACAAGCGCTACCTACACACCGCGCTCAAGTAGCTTTGAAAGCTGTGCGATTAGGGCCCACCTGGACGGCTTGCTTTATAACCTACTTGGCTGCGTATGCGACTATGAGCTCGAACTCACAGCAGGAGAGCCGGGTATAGAGGTATTTTCAGGCAAGGCTTTGTATGCCTTACCAACAGACGTGGCTATTGCAGCACCTACGTTTGACAGCCCAAACCCACCGATTATGAAAGGCCTAACGATGACGTTCGGATTATACGCGGCAATATGCGAAAAAATAACCTTGAAGCTCGGTAACACCATAGCTGAAAGACCTGATATGAACCAAACAGAGGGCATAAAGGGCTTCTGCATAACAGATAGGGACCCGGAGGGCGAGATAACCCTGGAAGCGGTACTGCGCGCCGAAACAAGCGCGGACTTCTTAAGCTACTTCCATTCAGGCACAGTAAAGGCCCTATCCATAGAGATAGGATCATCAGCAGGCAATATTGCCACTATAACAGCCCCTAAGTGCTATTTAAGGGCCCCAAAACTTGGCGACAGGGATGGGGTAAGGATATTCACGTTACCTATCCAGATAGCACGTAGCAGTGGCAACGACGAACTTTCCATAGCCTTGACGTAAGCCTTGGCATAGGAATAAACGAAAAGAGGGAGGATATATGGCAATAAAAGCATTAGATCTAAGCAGTATGGTGAAATACGTGTCAAAATTAGACGCCGGAGAGCCAAAGACAGAATGGCACCTGGGAATACTTGACACCCGGATCCGTAAGCAACTGGAGGACGTAGCCTGGGAATATGAAACAGACCCAACGCAGCCGGGCCAGGCTAAGGCAAAAGCCTCCTTTAATTTAGGCAAAAGCGAGCTCGACTTCGTAGCATTTGGCCTAAAGGGATTTGAGGGTTTCATAAAGGCAGACGGCAAGCAGGTCTATTTTAAGACAGAGGACCGGAACGTAAACGGCAAGATATACCACGTAGTAGCCGACGATGTGCTCAAGATTATACCAGGCGATATCATAAAAGAACTCGCAGAGCAGATCAAGAACATCAACAACGTAGATGAGGAAGAAAGAAAAAACTAACACTGGCTATTTGGATCCCGTATCTCGAACTAAACTGCAATAAATGTTCAGATGGCCAAAAAATCCTCTACGGATGCGAGAAACCAAGCCCGGTAGGGAAGCACTGGAGAGTAGGAAAGTACGAATTTGACAGGTGTCCAGTAAGCATAATAGACCCGGTAGCATACCAGTACATAAGGGCCTACAGGAGATACGAAAAAGGGTACCTGCCGGACCAGGGCGGATGGATGGACCAGGGCGCTAAGTTTAACGACATCGTAGACATAATAGAGCAGGAGAGCAACATAATAGCAGGCAAAATGAGCAAGGGGAAAAAATGAGCAATAATGAACTTGAAATCATCCTGAAAATGCGCGACTTAGCAACAAACAAGATGAAAAGAAGCATGACAGCCCTGCAAGCTCAAGCCCGGAAAGTATCATCCGTTTTCAACAAAATGGGCTCCTTTATGCAGCGCCATTGGATCAAGATCACCGCACTTATAGTAGGAGCCGTCTACGCGATAAAGAAACTCTCCGAAGCCTTAATCAAGGCCGGCGACACCGTAGAGCAATATCAAGTAAGGCTCCAACTCTTGCTTGGCAGCATGGAGGAG